TCCGTCCGCAATAAACGTATGCTTGAATTTCGGTGTCAGCATATTCCGTTGCTCGTATTCCGCGCCGGCGTCCGCGTTTTCTCCCGCTGGAATTATATTGATATACGTTGTTGGTACGTACGCCGTATCGGCGGCATTTTGCGCCGTATTGCCGCTTACCGAAAGATAGTTTTTCCCGTCTATAATATATAACCTGCCGTACATCACGAAAGAAATGCTCTCCCGCTCTGCCATGTCACCAAACAGAGCGTCGGACGCGGAAAGTGCGCCTTCGGTGTAAGTCACGTATATAATATTTCCCGGGACAAGATCGCTTCTGCTCACCGTGAGTACGCCGTCGGAAAAGTCGGTGTTTTCCGTTATATCTTCGCCGTCTGCTTTTTTGACGTTCACAACGGAATAAACTTCTTCCGGAAGCTCGATCTCAAAAGTTTTCACTCCGAGCAGCTCGCTTTCTTCCTCATCGAGCATGACGGACATACTCAGCTCTATTCCGATGCTTAACGGGTAATTGTTCCATCTGTACAATCTTTTTCCTGCATGGATATATACGTTTTCTCCGGACTTGTGTATTCCGTACACCGCAGCTCCGCCGGGAACGTTCACCCTTCTGCGAAATCCCGGAACAGTCTCGAGCGCCTTGCCCTGACCGGACTTATAGTCGCGGTACATATTAACAAGATACGCAAGTCTTGATTTGTCGACCTGCGTATGATCGGATGAAAAATCAACTCCTCTGAATTCTCCGTAATACCGCGAATATATTTTTCTGTTTTTAAGTATTGCCATGTTACCACCCGTAATTATTTCTGAACGGCACCGTCCCAAGCGAACTTTTCTTTGCCTCGGCACGCTCTGTTTCGGCGGCGCGTTCGCGATAAAGCGCGAGATAATATTCGGATTTTTCCGGCTCGTCGTCCGCCCACACGTACGCCGCAGTCAGCACCGGAAGAAGCGAGCACAGATCTTCGTCGAGATCTATAATGTCTTCCTGTTCTTCGGGGGCGTCGGTGTTCTGAATTTTCGCGGGGCGGCGACGGTACTGCACGTCGTATGTTCCTCTTGCGTCATGCGGCAGAAGTATCACCCTGCCGTTTTCCACCTTATAGCCGCGCAGATGGTCGCGCGCGGTATCATCTGTTATCGGCGGCGATGCAAGCGACAAAAAGTCGTCGCGCATCGCCGAAATGTCATAAGGCGTAAACGGCTCATACGCGAGTATGTCGCTCTCGCTCGGACCGTATAATTCGCTGTACATGGCAACGCGGCGGATCATATATGTATAATCTCCGGAAAAACGCAGTCTCACAGCGGAATCCGTCGGCTCGCCTTCGTCAAGAATAAATCCGCGATACGCGTGAAAAGCACCCGCCTTGTTGAAATTTACTATTCCTATCACGGTATATTCTTCGCCGTCAAGCTTTTCTATGCGGCACACGCCCGTGCCGGAGCTTTCGAAATAATAGGCGCGCGCTCCCTGTGCAAGATATACAGCCTCTTTCCCCGGCCCGACCGTAACGGTGTCAAACGAACCTGCCAGCAAATTCGTGGCAGGTTCGTGAATGATCTCGACAGACGATACAGCCGGCCTGATGGCTGCTATCTGAAATATCGCACGGTTTGCGGCGTTGTAGAATACGTCGTTATCTTCGACCGAATCCTCAAAGCCGAGTTTTGCGACGTGATTATAAAGTTCAGATACAGTCATGCTCGCCTCCGCGTCTGTTATTTATTAAAGAGATGTCGCACCCGTGACGGAGCTCGTTCCGTGAACGCAGCGCGCGATGTGCTTCCAGCCGTTGAAGCCGACGCCGAAGCGGCAGTATCCGTTCCAGAAGTAATTTCTCGTGTGCTTGTCGATGTCGCTTGTAATGTCAAGCGCTTCGCGGTTGTAGAACATATTTCCGAGAAGATCTTCGTTCGCTTTGGAAGACATAACGTAGATCGTGTCGGTAGATGTTTCCCATCCGTCGAGAACGACTATCGTCCAGTTGCCGTACTGAGTGTTTATGTCGTTGTGATCGGAGCCGACGGTCCTCTCGGAGCCGACGACCTTCTTTGCGAGCATTTCAAGACCGGGACGGTTGCACGGGATGATGAGCGTGTCCGCAACGTATCCCATGGTGTTGCCGTTTTCGTCTTTGAAGTTTCTCATTTTGTTCGCGAGCTTTGCGAGAGCTTCCTCGAGCTTTGCGCCGTCTGAAAGATCGGTGTAGAAGTTGTTGCTCTGCGTCTTGCCGGTGAATTCCGCTTTTTTGAACGGATGTGCGTTGTAAAACAGCGGATGACCGTCGCCCGTCGTCAGATCGACTGTTGCTTTATTGTAAAGCATGCTCGAAGCCGTGCCGTTTATAAGCGCTTTCGCCGCGATCTCGATGCGGGTGCGGTAGTATGCGCGAACGAACTGGCGGGGCTTCGCTTTCATGTCGGGACCCATGCCGAACTTGGCGTCGGAAGCCATCTTGCGTGTGATCGTGAACTCCTTGCCGAATTCGATATGGTATATCGTCTTGGAGAACGTGAGCTCCGTGCTGTCGTTCTCAGCGCGCTGACCTTCGTCCTTTGACTGGAACGTTCCGAAATCCGTCTCGCCCATGACCGTCTCGGCGTAGCGATTTGATTTTTCGACGTTGAAAAGCGCCGTGAGTATTGATTTTTCTTTTTCAAGAACGTTGCTTTCGTTCTCGATGATGGCTTTTATCGGGTGTTCGAACTTACCGAAAAGCGGATCGTTCTTGCCGCCCATTGCAGAATAAACAAAATTAGACATCTGTCGTTTTCCCCCTTTCTTTTATATTCTTACGATGATTTTGTCACCGCTCGCAGCGGCGCCGTTGATGTCGATAACGGTGATAACGCCGCTCGTCGTCGTTGCGGTAACCTTGAGGCCGTCCGTGTGAAGCGTGACCTTGTTTCCCGGAACGAGAGAGGACGGATCCGCAGATGTATCGACCTCGTATATCTGGTTTGATTCGACGCGGCAAACAGGTATTTTTCTGTTTGTTGCCGCTGCGGCGCAGTCCGCCATAGCGATGTGCGTCGGCGTCGATGTCGCGCCGCATTTTGTGAGTTTGCCGGAGGAAAGCACAAGTGCTTCGCCTTCGACCACGGCTTCCGAGGCAGTCACCTCGTAGAATTCAGGCTCGGGAACGTTCTGGCGAGCGTTCTCGATCTTAAGAAGTTTGAACATTTTTCCCCTTTCCCTCTTTACAGAGTTTCTTTATACAGTTTTTTGATTTCTTTGTCGGACTTGTCCGGGAACATTTCGCGCCACTGGGCAAGCTCGCCTTTTGTCATGACTATTCCGTCATCACTTGATTTTACCGGAACGTTCGATCTCAAATGACTTTTTTCATCGTTGAGCGCTTTCTGCCTGGCTGACGCGGCAACGCTTTCCTTTACCGCTTGCCCGTGAGATGCGATGTACGCCTCCTCGGGAGTGAGCCCCTTGTCTCTCAGTTGACCGAATCTCGCGAAGTTCGGGAACTGTTCGACAGACGAGTATTTTCTCGCCTCAGGATATGCAGCCTTGACCGCCGCAAGATCAGACGCCATCTTTGCCGCAAAAGCGGCGCGCGCTGCGTTTTTCTTCGCCTGCTCGGCAAACAGTCTTTCGTCGCGCTCTTTTATGTAGTCGTCTTTGCTCTTGCCTTCGGCTTCCGCCGCGAGAGAAGATAAGCCGTCAAGGACGTCGTCGCCGTTTGCGCCGAGTTTTTCCAGGGCGTCGGCGGCAACAGATCTGAAGTGAGCAAGCTCCGCTTCAAGATCCGATATTTTCTTGTCGCGTTCGTCCAAAACGTTGCCGGGCTCGGCATCGTCTTTTTCGCCGCTTTCATCCCGATCGTCGCCGCCATCGGTGCCATCGTCGCCGCCATCGGTGCCATCGTCGCCGCCATCGGTGCCATCGTCGCCGCCGTTGCCGTTTTTCTCGCCCTTTTCGTCGTCGGGTTCATCGTCAATCGGCTCATCGTCGTCGGTCTCGTACTCAACTTCGGGAATTATAATATTTCCGTCGTCGTCATATTCGAATTCGTCGTCCGCTCCGTCGTTTGCGGATTCATTTTCACCCGCGGGAGCTTCGGCTTCCGGAGTTTTTTTGCCGGGATCTTCGTTTTTTTCGGTTGTTTCCAAATCAAACATGTTTTTTCCTTTCCGTCTTAAAGACTTTCACGAAAGACGTCCGTCTTCCGTTTTATTTTCCTTTCCCGTTTCTGAGATCGGAACCTTTGACCACCGTTGCATTCGGCGACTCTTTTTTCACGCCGTTCGGGGCTTTTATGATGCCGCCCGCGTTGGTTGC